GATCAACAGCAAGATAAATGGTATAAACAGTACATCAACAAGCACTATGCACAAGATGCTAAAAATCTTGGTGGTGGTTATGGCTTAAAGCCTGGCTTGAACATCCTTCCTCAAGGAATAGATGATACTAAGGCAGAACAAGCTATACCAGTTGGTGCTGGTACTGGAGAAGATACTTCTCTTTAAATTAAACAAATAAATCTAGGCATCCAATGAAAACAAGTAATGCGGTTAAGTCATTGGTGTAAGTCCTAGATTTCCTACTCAAATCACTTATGGTTTTATCTGCAAAACATGCCCTTACTACTGCTCAAACTTTAATCTATTCAAAAAAGAATATTGCTAGAGCATACAAAGGCTTTGATGATACCGACATTGCTGGTATCTACAAAATAGAAAATGACCGTATCCAAATTGTAAGAGATACGGGTGACGAAGAAATTTTAAGTGCTTCTAAAATACGAAGTGCTTTTCAAAGTCACATAGGTAGATTACCTGATTATTTTTCTTATCTATCACCTGAATACTCAGGTCCTACATACTGGAAATACAATGCTTGCATTCTGTTTAAAGGATGGAAGTTTGATAAATCTCAGTATCCAGCAGCTATTAAATTACAAACCTTAGTTTCTAACAGATGTAATCGAATAGATGATATAGAGGTTCTTAAATCTTTTATTCAATCAGATCAAAATCAACTCGGCTATCTTGTAGCTCCAGATGGACTTAGTTTTCCTACTAATTCATCAGAGTTATTAAAAGATCTTGATGATATAAATCTAAAGAAGAAAGAGATCCATAAGACTACAGAACCTTATTGTTCATGCCCTGCATTTCAAAAGCAGTTAAATAATCTTTCCTTATTTCAAGATGAAATAAAAGATTATAAACCTACGTGTAAACACATTACATGGATACATAAATTTCGTGAATTATGTGGATCACGTACTAAACTTCGCAATAATGCACCGGGTAATTCGCCAGGTTGCTGTGTTGCTTGGGGTTATAAACTTCCAGACAAACTTAGTTTGTTATGGACTAGATCAGGTGCTCAAGCTCCAATGTCTTGTTGGGCTGAATACATGCCCGATCAACACTTTACTAGGAAAGATGCTTGGTCATTATTCGATAGAATGATTGACAAAGGATTTCTTCCTGTTCTTGGTTCTTCTCTTCCACAATTATTTCATTACTTTAAATGACTACTATTCCTACTTCAAATCCTATGCATGAATTTGATACAACATCTTTAGAAGAATTAACTTCAATTGCAACTAAAGAAGTTTATGAAGGAACTTGTATAGACCTATCTAAAAATGTCTATTGGAAAATGGTAGAACTTGCTGCTAGGCATCATCTTCATATTGATGAATATGCAGCCAAAGTAATTGAAGATCATGTAGGTGATCTAACTCTTACTGAAATTCAATCTAAGTAATTCAATTATTTACTCTCATGTCTAAACAACTTACTTCAGTTGATGTTGATGAGTTAAACATCATCGATCTCTATAAACATTATGCTGCTTTAGAAAGTACTCAACCTTTAGTTACTGCTGATTCTAAAGACTTACTAGAAGCAGAAATGGAAAATGTATTAGATAAACGATCTGAAAAAATAGATCGTATTTATTATGCAATTTCCGCTAATGAAGATGCACTTGATAGAATCAAAAAAGAGACAGAATTAGTTCAACGTGCGAAAGTACATCATGAATCTAAAATCAAGTCTCTCAAAGGATTACTATCCTTCTTAAAAAGAACTCTAGTAACCAAGTCAAATAAATTGATAGGTAAAAACTATCAGTTTACTCTCACAAAAAAGAAAACTTTATCTGTTGAAATTACTTCTCAGATAGAAGATTGGACTGAAGAAGAAAGACAGAAGTTCTGCATAGAACAAGAGATAAACAGAACAACTGTTACTGTGCTACGTTCTTTATCAGGTGAAGAACTTGATAGAGGAACTTCTATTTCAAAACCAAAGAAAACTATTCTTCCTAATCTCGATGCCCTACGTCAAGCCCATCAATCATCCCAGCAACTGCCACATGGAGTTAAAGTCATCCAAGAATACTCAATCAGGTCTTCCAGAGTATTCAAGAAGTCTGGAAAAATGGAAAGTAGCCTTGAAATGGAGGCATCCAATATTGCAGGAGAACTTCTATCGTAAATTAGATCCTCCTTTAAATAAAGAAGATGCTCAATCTAAATTAAAATGTCATAAAGAAGCAGTTGAAGATTTTATTCTTCAATTGAAAATGGTTCAATGTGAAATGGATTTATTAATTGATAAAGATACAAATGAAGTTATTCCATATAGGACAGCTGAATATGAAGAATGCCAACATAAGAAACTTAAACTATTACAAGGTCAACGATTTAATCAAAACGCATCTAGTGCTTACTCCTATTATTTAGAAAAGCTAGAAAATAAGGTATAGAATATTTATAACTATATTTGAGATACTCCATGACGGAATCTGGAGCACGAGATCCTGCTTTCCTGTATGATCTTTTGGTCAATTTTACTAATGGTGGAACTCCCTTAGAAGCGTTAATCGGCAGTAAGTCAGAGTGGGGAGTAACCATTCTGACTGCTGGTATGCTTGCCAATCCAAACTTAGCTGCAAGTATGCAACCAGAGGAGATGGTAGATGCTGGAATTAATTATTACAATTTAATTCAAGAACGTTTAGCTTATTACAGACAGAATCAAGTACATTCATTAGAAAAAATGATGGACAAGACTAGTGATCCAAATACTTAGAGTGCTATCGTAAAGTTACCGTTAATATTTTAAATGGAGCCAGTTACTATTCCACGTTTGACGTTGAAATTTTCAGTTGAATTAGAAACAGATTACGATCCTTTTAAAGGTAAAACCAAAGAAGAGTTTCGTAGATATATTCAAAATGAATTGCAAGAAGTTATTTATGATATAAATCCTGTAAAAAACGCCTATACTATTTTCATATCAATGGAAGACAATGGAACAACAAACCCAGAATGAAGAATGGAAGTATTGGCTAGAAGAAAATAGACGAAGAGTTATTTTTCAAAATCATATGTACATGTGCTCAGGACGCGATAATCCTGAACACCCTATGCATTCTCTTTTTACTGGACTATGGCAAGACTTCTGTTTAAATGAAGCTGGTATTGCACAACGTAACATGTGGTTTGATCGCATGCAGTTTGTTCAAGATGTAGCGGATGGAAAAGTTAAACTAGAAGAACAAGAACCAAATTAAAATGACATTTTCTAATTTTCAAAATATGCCTGTATCTGCTACTCCAGATCCAGCGCCTCAGATATTAGATACTTCAATGATGAATACTGGAGTTCCTTCTGAACTAAACCAACCTGTACCTCAACCAGAAGAAGATAAGCAGTTGAAGAAAGAAGAAGATGATAAAAAGAAAATGGATACTTTTATTAAGACCTTAATAGGAATGACTTGTTATGTTCATGAACTACAAACACAATCTCATTTAATACATTTTAATTATGAAGCTGAAAACTTTTTAGCTGTTCATGAATTTTTAAAAACACAATATGAAAGTCATCAAGACCAGTTTGATAAATTAGGAGAGTTTATTCGCTCTATGGATTTCCTTTTACCTATGTGTCGCAAAGGCTTATTACAAGGATCAAGTAAGTTCGAACATGTAGAAACATACGAACCAAAAGGTATGTTAATGACTTACTTTAAGAATCTAGAAACTTTAGCTTCTCAATGTAAAAAAGCTCAAGCTGCAGCACGTAAGAATAAAGTTATTGATGTTGAAAACTATTTAGGAGAATTATGTGGAGACTTATTTAAAGCTGCTTGGATGATTAAAGCTACACTAAGAAACTAATGACAATCAGACATCAAATTAAATCTCGCTGGTACTATATCTTTTGGGGATTAATGGCAGCAAGCGTTGTTGGAGGACAAGTTTATATAGGTACGGGTTATCATGCTATGAGCAAAACTATACTCTTTTGCGATAGGTTTCAACCGTTGATCCACAATTTTGGCAGTCTAAAAGAGTAACCTTGTCATAACTAGGGTTAGAGTTAGCTTCACTAAAATCTAAATCAGATTCACTTTCGAACGTTAACTCTGTTGAGCAATAATAACAGTTCATAATACTAAGAAGAATGATGTTCTATTCTATGGCAGTTGCTACATAATGGAATACATTTATCAATTTCTTTTTGAATACGTTTCCAAGAGTAGCCTCTATATACCATATTAGAGATAGCAAATTCTTTATCTCGAATGTGATGAAAATCAATTACTCTGTGATCTCGTATTCCACATTCTTTACATCTAATTGTTTTCTTATATTCAATTAATTTCTTTTGGTTCTTTCTTATCCTGTTCTTATCATCAGCCCACGACATATTAATCTAACTCCTTCCAGATCCATCCCATTTGATAATCGTTTATATAAGTCTCTATATCTAAAGCACTCATTAACTCATTAATAAGTCTTCCTTTTCCTATTCTTAAAGGAATAACATTTTTAGTTGGATTAGGCATATTGTCATCTACAACTATTAAAGTTCCTGGTTTAATAATATTCTTTGCAGCAAACAATTCTTTTAAATGATGACTAGCAGCTTCCCAATCATTTGCCCAATCATCGATGTTGTAAGAATCTAAATATAATAAATCAACAGAGCCTTCTAAAGTAGATAAAAATTCAATTGAATCTTGATTAGTTACTTCAGCATGAAAAGTATTCTTTCTTGCAAGCTCACATGCTTCTGGATCGATATCTACTGATAAAAGTGTTCCCCCGTAAATTTCTATAAACTCATCAAAAAGCAGTGTTGAACAGCCATCACCCTCATAGTTATCTACCTCTCTATAACATCCTGTTTCTACAATGATAGGATTTTTCTTAGTCTTTAAGTAATCAAATATTTTAGTAAAGCCTCCTTCTCTGCTTGTATTAGAAATTGGTTCGTTTAAACGCTTCTTAATTTTAGAAAAATATGTTTCCCATAATTTATCCTTTGTTTTTTTATATCTTTTTTTCTTAGTCGCTTCTGTCATTTTCATTTTTGATCTATACCTAATGTACTAAATAATATAAACATTTTCAAAAAAATCTGATAAATTATAATTAATAGATTAAATCTTGATGATAATTAAGACATTGCAAAGCAAATCTATAAAAGAAATTAATAAAAATCCGTGTCGAATAACTTTAAATGGTAAGCGACATTACACTACACCACTGGATTCTGGACCAGCTCCTTCTGTTACAACTATAATTTCTGAGACTGCTTCTGAACAAAATAAAAAAAAGTTAGAAATGTGGTCCAAGGCAAATCCAGGTGTAAAAGAGAAAGCTGCTGAACGTGGTACAGCTGTTCACTATGGAATGGAACAATATTTAAAAGGAAATAAGAAACCAGAAATACCAAAAGAATATGATAATTATTGGTCAGGAATGCCGCCAATACTTGATCAATTTTCTGAAATACTTTGGGCTGAATCTCCAATCTTAGATGAATATAAATTTACTGTAGGTTCTGATGATATAGCTCGTGTCTGGGGCTGCGATGACGAAGGAAGATCCTGGGCTGGTGCTCCAGATATTATTGGAGTTGCTAATAATAAACTTACTCTTGCTGATTTAAAAACAAGCGTAAAACCTTATAGCAGAAAGTGGCCTTCTCATTTAGAAAAAGGATCAAAAGAATGGAGAGACTTATTAGGTGGATATATGAAATTTAAAAAATGTTGTAAACAATTAGCGGCTTATGAAATAGCTATAGAACAAACTTTAGGTTTAAAAATACAACAAGCAGCTATCTTAGTATCTACTCCAGAGCGTACACAAATATTTAAAATATCTAAAAATTATTTAAATTGTTTTAAAAAAGATTGGTACAAAATAGTTAAAGAATACTATAAACAAATTGAAGATTTAGATGAGCACAACTCTAATCTTATGTAATGGCTTATCTAAAGTGATTAAGAATTTATGTTATCTAATCTAAGGTATTGTCTTGATGAATTGTCGGGTATAGGATAATAAAACACGTTAAACAAACCTCTCCATGGAAATTCAAGTTTCCGTTGGTGAGTGGATGAATAGCCTTCAAGACCGCATGAAAACTGCGGTTGAAGGGGATTGTTTTCATTTACCAACTCGAATGCACCTTCATGCTTTTAAAGTATTGCAGCAACAAAATTTCCCTGATAAGCATTTTAAAGTAGTTATAGGAAGTGAACTTATAGAATGAAAGATTCAAAATTAAATCTAAAACCAGGGGAGATTCGTCTTGATTATATCCCTATGGATTGGCCTCTTACACCACTTGGAGGTAGTAAAGACCCATATGTATCAGGGTGGCAAAACAAACCTTTTGGAAGACACGAAATAGATCAAGAGCTAGCTTCTGGAGACTGCAAAGCAGTGGGTTTACTATCTGGCCCTGTATATAACCACCCATTTGGATTGGTGTGGGTTGATATTGATGGTGCATCTGTTTATAGAACAGTAGAACAAGTTTCTGGACTTACTTCTGAGGAAGCTCTTCCAATTACGCTAACTATACTAAGTGGGAAACCAGGTCGTGAGAAAAAGTTATATAGATTAAACAGAAATAAACATAAACATTTCATTCGTAATAAATATACGTGGCATGCAGAAGGACCAAAAGAAAAATTAGAGATCTTATGGTCAAGACATCAAGGAGTTTTGATGGGTCTCCACCCTCAAACTGATGGTTATTTCACTAGTCCTAATCAAGGTTTTGAATTTGCTAGTAATCTGCCTGAGTTACCAGATTGGATATTAAATGCAATTGTTAATAAAAATGTAAAGCAAGGCGTTCCAGTCAACCAGACAACTAGAATTGTAGGTCCTGGTTTTGCTATTAATGCTCGGGTAGATCTCGCAAGAGATATGCAACTGGCTACTGAAGCTATGTGGGCACTACCACTAGAAGCAGTAGATGATCATGACATCTGGATAGCAATTGGACAGTCTTTACATTCTCTTGATGATTCTTTATTGGATGATTGGGATGAATGGTCTAGACAATCAGGTAAATACAGAAAAGGAGAATGTAAAAAAAGATGGCGTAGTTTTGACAAAGGAGGCGCTCGTACTCTTGGATCTTTATTCCATCATGCAAAAGAGAACGGCTGGAAACCTTCTGAAGACTACAAAGCAATGGGAGTTGATGATTTAACTCTCGAACAAGCGATCAAAGACCTCGAACAAGCTGAAAAAGAAATGGCTATTAAACCCAAACTCAAACGAACTTCACCCATGCCCCGTCCTACACCTTCTGCCGCAAGGGAACAGAAGCCTAGAAATCCATCTTCTGATGTAGTAGCAAATGTTTTACTACAAACGTATAAAGGAAATGCTAGGTATAGTCAAACTCAAAACTGCTTTTTTATCTACGAATATAAAAGTAAAGGTCTTTGGTCAAACCTTTCAGAAACAGAAATGAAAGGTGAAATCAAAAGTAAATTAGAACTTGTTAAAGAACATCTGTTACCTAACGGTTACAGTATGAATCTAGTTAACGATGTACTAGAACAATTAAGAGTTAGTTTAATTTTTGATGATTGGTATGAAGATAATGAACATCTACTATTTACTAATGGAATTTTATGTATAGAGACTAAAGAGTTCATAGATTTCGATAGGGAAATGCATATGACTCAACAACTTCCCTATAATTATGATCCTGCTGCTACATGTGAACCTATTATTAAATGGCTTAAGTATGTTCAAGATGGTAACTGGGATAGAGTACAAGTTTTAAGAGCCTGGTTAAGAGCTGTACTTTTAAGTAATTCAGATATACAAAAGTTTGTAGAAATTGTTGGTCCAGGTAAGTCTGGTAAGTCTACGTATTCCAATCTTGCTCATGCATTAGTTGGTGATGACAATGCAATGATTTCTTCTTTAGAACACTTAGAAAAAAATAGATTTGAAACTGCAAATTTATATAAAAAGAAATTACTTTTATTCAATGATGTTGAAAGATATGGTGGTTCAGTATCAGTATTAAAAGCAATTACTGGTCGTGATTTAATTCGGAATGAACGTAAATTTCAATCTGGCGCATTAAAACCATTTAAATTTAATGGGTTGGTAATGATAACTGCAAATGAACCAATACAAACGACAGATCCTACATCTGGGCTTGCACGTCGTCGTCTTACTATTCCTTTTGATAGACCTTTCACTGGTAGTTCAGCTGAACAACGTACCTTAATTGATATGGATGATAGAGGTAATCCTCTTGGAGATTTTGCCTCTTTACTTCCAGGTTTAGTTAACTGGGTATTAGATATGCCTGAATCAGAGATGCGTGAATATTTAATGGAGACAAATAAGAAAGTTGATTTCTTTGCTAAGCATCATAGAGAACAGATTCTGAAATCTAATCAGATTATGGATTGGATGGAGCATTGTTTAGTATTTGATCCAGGTGCATCAGCTCCAGTGGGATTAGCAAAGAGTGCTCCTTCTGGTTCATCTCATATTTATATGGCACATGATAAATGGCTATATGCTAGTTATTGTGAATTTTCCCGAGCATCTAATAGCAATATCTTAGGTAGGAGTAGATTTGAAACACTATTAATGGATGTTTGTGTTCATCAATTAGCTCTAAATATTTATAAAATGAAAGACAGAAGAGGTATGAGAGTTGTAAACATTGCTTGTAGAACTGGTGATCCTAAGTATGAAAAATACCCATCTATTGTGCAGGTAGGTTTGAATAAAGAAGAATGGAGAGAACAGTACGGCAATATGTTAGATAAAGACCCTGAAAAAACTTATTAATTTGTGTATAGTTAAAACAGATTATTAAATATAAATGAGTAAAAAACCTAAGTTACTATGGTCTGGTGACATAGTAGCGATGACTGGATTCGCAAGAGTTACTGAAAATGTTATTAAACATATTAAAGATGATTTTGAAATTGTAGTTTTAGGTCATAACTGGTGGGGTGATCCTCATCCATTGCAAGAAGAATATAAAATCTATCCTTCATCAAATAGATTTCAAACTGCACCTTTTGGTGAAGATCGTATTAGAGAAATAGTTATAGCAGAAGCACCTGATATTGTATTTACTATTAATGATATGTGGATTGCTAATGAACAATACAGACGTATTCAAGATCTACATAAAGAAAAGAAATTTAAATTTATAGGATATTCTCCTATGGATTCATATAACTGGACAGGATGTTTAAGTGATACAGCCAATAATTGGGATGGAATTGTTTCTTATACTGAATTCGGAGCAAGAGAATTCATAAAAGGTGGAGTAAAAAAACCTGTTGCAGTTGTCCCTCATGGTGTAACTCCAGGTCAGTTTTATCCCAAGGATCAGAAAGAAGCTAGAAAAGAATTAGGTTTAGCAGAAGATGCTTTTATCGTATTTAATGGAAATAGGAATCAATTCCGTAAACGTCAAGATATAACAATTGCAGCTTTCGCTAAGTTTGCAAAGGATAAACCTAAAGCTCAATTGTATTTACATATGGGTAAGAAAGATCAAGGTTGGGATTTAATGCATGTATTTGATAGAGAAATGAAAAAGAATGGTATAGATCCTAACGGCAGAATTATTTTGACATCAGATACTGATGGTCCTCCTAACGTAGAAGTTGAGACTTTAAATACTATTTATAATGCGGTTGATGTAGGGATAAACACATGTAAGGGAGAAGGCTGGGGACTTGTAAACTTTGAACATGCAGCCTGTAAGGTAGCTCAAGTAGTTCCTAGTCACACATCCTGTAAAGAAATCTTTGAAGGATATGGCCGCTTAATACGTTGCGATCACATAGATGTTGACACCAATTATTCTAGGGAAATGCCTTGCCCTTCAACTAATCACCTTACAGAAATCCTTAATGATCTGTATGAGAATAGAGAAAAGCTTGAAGCAACAGCAGAACTTTGCTATGAAAGAGTAACTGATCCACGTTTCGCATGGGAAAATATAGCTGCTCAGTTTTCAGGTATTTTCCAAGATGCTTTAAATAACGTAGATCATTCAGTAGAAAAAAAACCTAAACCTACTAAGAAAAAAAGAATTAAGAGGAAGCTAGCAAAATGAAAATACATTTTAAACCATGGGGTTGGTATAAAGATCTTTACGAAGGTCCAGGATATAAGTTAAAGATCATTCATATTAAAGAAGGACATCAACTTAGTTTGCAGTCCCACTACTATAGAAGTGAAGTTTGGAATACAGTTTCTGGAGAAGGAGAATTTTTTGTAGGAGGAATATGGTCAATAGCCAGGATAGGTAACTGTATAAAAGTTCCTTCCAAAACTATCCATAGAGCTAAAGGTGGTAAAGGAGGTTTAATGTTTGTAGAAATTCAATTTGGAGAAAAACTTTCTGAAGAAGATATACAAAGACTTGAAGATGACTACGGGAGAGTGCTATCATCTGAATAACGGGGTATGCATGAGCCTCGTTGAGGTGGGTTGACAAATTCCTGTTGGTTCTTAAATGGGTCAACAGGATTTTTTTTGTCTTTAAGATGTATAAAAACTAAGAATGAAATAAATTTCTCTTCGTTATAAAATAAATAACACTCTTCAATCAATGTACGTTCTATTCCTAGTCTTGTGAGTCTCAAATTAAATACTAAGAATAGCTACATACACTATTGACATACTGTTATTTAAGCTAATATCAAAAAGAATTTAATTTCATTCTCAGTTTTATGTCACGTATCTATAAACCAATGCCTCCTCTTTGGCACTTAAAACAGTTGTTTAAGCTATCTGATGACTGTCCAAATGGTTTGATATGGAAAATCAAAAAGGCTTCCTATAAGCCAGGAGATCCCGCTGGACGACTGAATAAAACAACAGGATTTTATATGGTTTGTATAGATAATGAAGTATATATGGTACATAGAATTGTTTACTATTTACGTACCGGACAATGTCCAGATGAGCATAGTGTTGAACATGCAGTTACTCTCAATAATGTTAAAGATAACCGTTTAGATTTGATACCTACTTATAGAACTTCAGTATTAAAATCTAGATTGGTATTGTGATATGGCAAATATTATTAATGCTCTAGAGAGAGTTAACTTTCGTCATGTAAATAACATAGATCAATTAACAGATAACGAATTAGAAGAAAAAGGATACTATCGAGGCTTCTCCTGCGTACATGGCCATACTATTCGTGATATTAAAGGTCACTGGTGTTATCACTGTGCAATGAAAATTAAATCTAATATATGTGGTTTTGATTTAAATTATTTAGGTAATGATTTTAAAAATAAATACTATAGACTTTGGCAAAGAATTGAAATTAAAGAACCAGATGAATGTTGGCCTATAGATCTTCCAGGGAAGAAAGCTCCTCGTAGAGTATGCTTTCCTTCTTATAGAACTTTTTATAGTAAACAAAAATCAGAAAATGTAACTGCTCATAAAGCTATTTATCAATGTGCTTGGGGAGATGTGGGATCAATGGTAGTAACTAGGATGTGTAATAATCCCTGGTGTGGTAACCCTTTGCATATGGTATCTAGTTGGAATTGTGGTTTTCCTCCTAAAAATCTTCATCCCTTTGATATCAACTTCAATGCAGAAAAACTTATGCGTATTTGTAAAGCAAGAACTGTAAATAGAGAACAAGAAATAATACAAGAATCTTATAAAGCAACTATTGCCCATCCACTACATGTAAAAGATCCCCCGGATTATGATGAAGGATAAGATATTTTAAAAATATAATGGCTAGAAACCAACTTACTCAAAGACAAAGAACTGCTAGTAACCCTTTACCAGTTGGTACATTCGATGATACTTCTATTCGTTATTTAACAGGGACATTAGGAGGAACGAATCAAGTAAGTACTGGAGGTTATGGTGGTGGAACTGTTAACCATTGGTTTAAATTTAAAATAACAACAGCAGCATGGATAATGCTTGCTAAAGCAGGAGGATATGAAAAATACTTTAATGTATCTGCATATGATATTAATAAAAATCCAATCATAGGAAGAGCTATTTTTGATGAGGATAGTATAACTACAACATCAGACGGAAACACATATACTCCTTACTCTGGAACTATTATGAGTTCTCAGAGTATTACTTATAATAATTTTGATCCAACTAGATTAGATAAAGGCGACTCACGATACTATCCTTTAAATATTGGAGAATATTTATTATGTGTTTCTAGTACTCTTAATACACCTTTTGAGTATGCGGTAGGTGTAGTAATTGAGATGGCAGACTCTGATCTTGTCCTTCTAGATGAAAATTATGATCGAATGCTTCTTGAAACTACTTTAGAAGAAGACAATATTGTTTGTGATACAACTGAAAATTATAAAGGAACAGATGAACATGACCATTCATTATTAGAATGGAAAACAGCATGGAGCAAAGAACGCCAGGACCATGAAAAATTCCCAGAGGTACTTATTCCTTTAACTACTAAGCCTTAAATACAATGACTAATAAACCTGTTCGTAAAGAAAAAACTTGGACAGAAAAATTTAAAGAACGATGTAAAGAGGTACCATACGAACAGCAATGTCGTATTTATGACTTATAGGATTAAAAGGAAATCTAAAACAACAACTTTAACCTTAGATGATGGGTTCATTTTTAAGATGAATATCCATCCATACATGACAATAGAAACCGGAAAAATATGGTTAGTAGGTTGGGCAATAAGTAAAAGTAATCGTCAAATAAATGATTGGATGTGTAGAAGATCGAAACGATCACGAGTGTATAAATTAAGTACTAATAAACCCAAAAAAAGAAACCAACATGCACATTGGATATGTATTAATATTATGCGTAAATGGTTAAAAGAATTACCTGAAGGAGATGGTATGGCTATACGTTGCGAAGCAGCTAGTTCTGATAAACAATTTCGTGTATGGAAGAAATGGTTTAAGAAAAATGAAGATCCTAACTGGAAAATCTCAGATGAGCATAAATCTTTTTTCTTTTACAAAAAAACAACATAGAATATAAATACTAATTCTTTACTTAAAATGATTGCTATCATTCGTCCAATCTTGTTCAGATTTTTAAACACCCCTCAAGTCAAACAATTGATTGTAGATTTATTAACAAAGTTAGCTGACTCTACAGATAATACGATTGATGATAAAGCTGTCGAATTTATTAAAAAGGGTTTAGCATCTCCTACTAAAAAGTAACGGTTAAACAGCAGTAAACCACCAAACAACTCCACAGTTGCCTTCAACATGGTCTTTTAACTCTATTGCCTTATTTTTCTCTAAAGTAAGGCAATTTCTTTTGCCATCTATTTCATAGCAAACATTTACTTGTACCTGTAATCGGTTCTTAAATGTCATACTTATAGACTGAAATAAAGATTCTAATAGTATAACAATGGAAGAAAAGACTCCTAATAATTCTGTTAAGAATGTAAAGCCAAATCTTTTACAAAAAATTACTGATGCTGTTCCAGATAGAGAGGAACAATTTGAATTGGTCAGTTTAGCTGTACGTTTATTTTTGTTAACTTGGGCGACTTTAATGTTGTCTCTTTCATACTTAGATTTAAGTAAACTTGGTATACCTCAACAGAAAATAGATCCAACTTTTATAGCAAGTGTTTTTGTAGGATTAG